ATCACTTATTCTTAGCTGGTGACTCTTCTGAGCCTTACAACTTATACTTTAGTGCTCCTATAAATGAAACTGATTGGACACCTGCAGGTGGCGCAGGGGTTATCAATGTAGGCTTTGAAGTTATACAACTTAAGACTTTTCGTAATGAGATGTATATCTTTGGGCGTAATAACATTAAGCGCTTAGTAGGTAATAACATTGCTGACTTCGCACTACAAACAGTTACCTCTAATCTTGGATGTGTTGCCGCTGACAGTGTAGCAGAGTTTAATGGTGAGATACTATTTCTAGCACCTGATGGCATTAGACCCGTTACGGGTACTGACCGTATTGGTGATATTGAGTTGGCAACATTGTCTAAGCCTATTCAGTCTATCTTTGAAGATTATACAGCTAATGAAGACCTTGCTACAATGACTACTGTAGTAATAAAAAAGAAGTCACAGTTTCGTTTATTCTTTACTAACCAAGATTCACTTGGTATCATTGGCGCTATCAGGCGTAGTGGTCAGGGTGGTGCAGGGTTTGAGTTTAGTCAGTTAGTAGGCGTATCAGTAAACTGTGCAGACAGTGGTTACATTGGTGATGAAGAGTTTGTTATACATGGGGATAGTGTCGGGTATGTATTTCGCCAAGAGGTAGGTAATGACTTTGATGGTAGAGACATCTTTAGTTTATTCCAGACACCCTTCTACTACATGGATGATCCTGCTGTTCGTAAGTCTTTCTATGATGTAGATACCTACATGCGCTCTGAGGGAGAAGTCTCTGTAGTTATGGCTGTTGAGTATGACTATGGAGATCCTTCAGTAGAATTAAGTTCAGACTACTTCTTATCTACTGCAGGGGCTGCTGCCTTTTACGATAAAGCTACATTTGACTCTACAGACATATACGATGGTAACCCTTCCCCTGTAGAGAGTACTACTATTGCTGGTTCTGGTAAGTCTATCTCAGTACGTTACGTGGCAAGCAATACAAAACCTAGTCACACTATCCAGGCTATCACACTAACATATGGCCTAAACGACAGGCGCTAAGAGAGGAATAAAACATGTCAGGCTATACACGCCAATCCACTGCAGACATTGTACCTACCGCTGTAGTACGCGCAGCGCCTATCAACGCAGAGTACAACAAACTACGTGATGCTTTTACACAAAGTAACACAGGGACTACAGGACACAAGCATGATGGCTCATCTGATGAGGGTTCCTACGTACCTCTGATCGCTGACCTAGATAAAAAGAATTACTTTACAGTAGATCAGACTAATAATCTTTTTGGTTTATTTGTTGAGGTAGGTGGCTCTGCTGTAGAGCAGTTACGTTTTCAAGACGGTGCTATAGTTCCCGTCACTGATAATGACATTGACCTTGGTACATCCAGCTTAGAGTTTAAAGACCTATACTTAGATGGTACTGCTACTGTTGATACTCTTCAAGTTGATGAGAATGGTACAATCACAGGAAACTTTACGGTTAATGGTAATACTGTATTAGGTAATACCACAAGTGATACTGTAACGTATACAGCTAGATCAGCCTCTGATTTTTTACCTACTACAGATGGTACATATGATCTTGGCTCTACTACTCATGAATGGCAAGACTTACATCTTGATGGTACAGCTACCGTTGATACATTACAAGTAGATGAAAACGGTGTAGTCACAGGTAACTTATCTGTAGGCGGCAACATGAGCACTACAGGTACAAACGCAATAGGCGGTACTTTATCTGTAACAGGTGCAACTACACTAAACAACACATTAGGCGTTACAGGAGCATCCACTTTATCTTCTACCCTAGCAGTTACTGGTACGTCTGTTTTTACAGGTGCTGTTACTGCTAATGGTGGTGTAGTAGGAAACCTTACAGGTAACGTAACTTCTTCTGGCACATCTACATTTGCTGACATTGATATGTCTGGCACTATTGATATGGGCAGCAATAAGATTACGGCTGTAACTGATCCAACATCTGCACAAGATGCTGCAACAAAAGCGTATGTAGATTCTGAAGTTGCAGGTATTATAGACTCAGCACCAGGAGCACTAGATACCCTTAATGAATTAGCTGCAGCTATTGGTGATGATGCTAACTTTAGCACTACCATAACAAACAGTATTGCAACTAAGTTACCGTTAGCGGGTGGCACTATGACAGGTGCTATAGCTATGGGCAACAGTAAGATAACTGGTCTTGCTACACCTACTGCCTCTACAGATGCAGCGACAAAAGGCTACATTGATACTACCTTTAGTGAAACTGCTGCTGCTGCGACTAGTGCTACGGCTGCTGCTGCCTCTGCTGCTTCTGCCGCCAGTTCATACGATCAGTTTGATGATCGTTACTTAGGTTCTAAATCTAGTGATCCTACAGTAGACAATGACGGTGACGCACTTATAACAGGTGCTATATATTACAATAGTTCAACGGAACAGATAAAAGTTTATACGGGTAGTGTTTGGAAGAATGCAGGCTCTACAGTAAATGGTACTTCTTCACGTACTGCTGCTACTGCTACATCAGGCCAGACTTCATTCTCAGCAAGTTACGATGTAGGTTTTGTTGATGTATATCTAAATGGTGTCAAGCTTTTAGTAGGCACAGACTTTACAGCCACTAGTGGTTCTGCTATAGTATTATCGTCTGGTGCAACTGCAGGAGACATTGTAGATATTGTTGCATATGGTGCTTTTGTTCTTTCTAATCACTACACACAACCCCAGAGTGATGCACGTTATGCATCAATAGATGACCCAATTGCTATGGCTATTGCATTAGGATAAGGAAACAAATATGGCTAATACATTTAAAAATGCAGTTAGTTCAGCAATAGGCACTGGTCAAACAAGTGTCTATACTGTACCTTCTGCTACTACTTCTACAGTTATAGGATTGACTGTATCAAATATAACATCCTCAGACATAACAGTTGATGTTGTTGTTACTGACACGAGTGCCAGTGCAAGTGTCCACATAATTAAGGGAGCTACAGTGCCTGTTGGCGGTGCGGTTGTTCCAATAGGCGGTGATCAAAAGGTTGTGCTAGAAGCAGCAGATATACTTAAAGTTACAAGTAGTGCTTCATCAAGTGCAGATGCCCTTGTATCCGTACTAGAACAGACATAAGGAGAGACACAGATGCCCTACATTGGTAATCAACCTGCACCCACTAATGTTAGTAGTGCTAATATTACAGATAATTCTATAGTTAATGCTGATGTTAATGCTAGTGCAGCTATTGACGTTAGTAAACTTAGTGGTGCTGCACCATTAGCTAGTCCTACATTTACAGGTACAGCAACTGCACCTACCGTTAATGCAAGCACTGCACTACAAATTGGTGGTGTTGCTATTACAGCTACTGCCGCTGAATTAAATATACTTGATGGGGTAACTTCTACTGCCGCTGAACTTAATATCTTAGACGGTGTTACATCTACAGCAGCAGAACTAAATATTCTTGATGGAGTAACTTCAACGGCTGCAGAACTAAACAAGCTAGATGGTTATACAGGAGCAGTTGCTGATCTTAATAGAACAGACGTATCTACAGAAGGTCTATCAGAAGCAAGTAAAGTTGTGACTGCAGATGCTAATGGAGATATTACTGTTTCAGAAGAGTTTAAAGCAAAATCATATAATGAGACACACGTTGCTTTATCTCCTGCAGCAACTGTAGATATAAATTTTGAGTTAGGAAACTCTTTTTCTTTAACAACAAATCAAAATACTACTTTTACTTTTAGTAATCCACCTGCTTCTGGAACAGCTTATGGCTTTATACTAGAATTAACTGCAGGAGGAACTCACTCAGTTACTTACCCAACAGCAGTAGACTTTGCAGGTAACACTGCACCTGATGCACCTGCTAGTGGAGAAAAAGACATTCTTGTTTTTCATACTAGGGATGGCGGTACTAACTATCACGGTTCATTAGCTATTGATGCAGCTTCATAAGGATTTAAGATGTCAGTAACAACAACAAAGTTTTTCCATTCAGGGGGTGCATCAAAATCCTATTGGGTAGGAACTATTGATGCCAATCTTAATTATTTATTTGGTGGCGGGGTTGATAGTGATGATGATAATAACTACTATTTTGCTGCTGCCAGTAGTAATGGTACGCCTGGAAATGGACTACTTTTATGGAAGTTTAAACAAGATGGCACGTTATTAGCTAGTCACGAAGATGCAACTCCTACAAGTGCTGGTAGTGGTAACTCTTTTAATAATAGCTATCAAATGAATAAGATGACTGGAATAAGAACATTTAAATATGGTGGTAGCTCAACAAAAAATGCTATCGGTATCTTTGGTACTACTCCTACCTCTTCTGGTGGTTATCCTGCCCCAACCTTTTCAATGTACAATACTGATCTTACTAGGAAGTCTTTTTTCCATGATTATGGTGGCCCCTGTTATGGCTATCATTATAAACAACCAAGCTCTCCTAGTGGATATAACAACAGGTTAAATGAACCTTATATTAGCAACACGTCTGACATAAATACGGGTACATTTGCTGATATTGCTCCTGACGGTTCATTTATGGCAGGCTTAGGCTATGATGGTTATTATGGTATGCTAGGATGTATGTACATAGGAGCTAATAATACTTCATCAGGGAACCTACCTCAAGGTGCTGGCTTTCTGTATTCAAGTGCTAATGCCTACCCAGGAAGACAAGCATTTCCTGGCAATAATTTAACTATAGAAGTGGTAGACGGTAAGCCTGTTATTTTAACGGGTGGTATAAGTCTAAGCCGTCAACCTTATTGTGGAAGTTTTCTTGTTAATAATCCTACTAGCAACAGTGTAATGCCTTCAACTTGGATGCAATCTTGGCATGGCGTTGCGGCCAGTACTCAAATGCAGGATACCAAGGTTGGAACTAGTATTGCACTAACTACGCTGGGTCCTAATAAATATAATACCTTATATACACAAACACATTGGAGTTACTATAGAACACAGTATCTTTATCGTTTAGAATTAACTGATGGAGTACATAGTGATGGTAGTGGCTACACAAATTATGCTTGGCAATCAGCCACCATGAACCCATCTGGTGCATCTACTTCATCTACCTACGACATATTAGTACATGATATTGCAGGTGATCCAACAGGAGACTCTTTTTATCTCCTTTATCAAGCTAAAGGTACATATCTGATGCCTGATAGCCAAAATCATGATGGTGCTTGGTATATAGCTAAGTATACTCACGGTGGTAGTAATGCAACGTTACAATGGTCTAAACGTATATCTAGGGCCAAGAATGCTCCTGTTAATGCGTATGCCTCAAACACCACTAGTAGTAACCAGTGGACAGGTAAAATTAGATGTGATCAAGATGGCGATTTAATGTTTCAATTAGCTTGGAAAGTATCTTCACCTACTCAAAAAATAGAATATGGTGTAGGGGTTTTACCTGCAGATGGTGCTGGTATATCAGATGGTACTTATGGGGATTATTATATTATGGATCCGCATAACAGTTACGGAAATACACCTGTAGACTTTAGCAATTGGTCTAATCAGACTCGTAACATAAGCAACATGAATAGTTATACTAGTAGCTATTATTACGCATCAAATAATGATACATTCAGAACAGACAGATTAACACCTGCTTTTAGTGGGTATCAAGCACACTTAAATTCTGCAGCAACAAATGTAGTGTAAGAAAGGAAGAACTCATGTACGTAAAAATTACAAACGGAAGTGTAGATACATGGCCTTATACCATAGGGCAACTACGCCGTGATAACTCTAATATATCATTTCCAAAATTAATCCCAGGTGATTTTCTTGCTAGTTATGGTATTTTACCTGTAACACAACAGGACACCCCTAGCTATACAGAAAGAACACAAAAGATAGAATTAGACGCTACCCCAACTTTAGTTGATGGTGTTTGGACATTAGGTTGGACAGTCTCTGATAAAACATCTGATGAAGTTACAGAATATGACACAGTTACAGCAGTCACAAATCGTGCTAGGCGAGATATTAAACTTACTGAGACAGACTTCTATGCCTTGTCAGACGTAACAATGTCAAGTGAGATGACAGCATACCGACAAGCTTTGCGTGATCTACCATCACACAGCAATTGGCCTGATCTTGAAGACAGTGATTGGCCTACAAAACCGTAAGGATTAACAGATGAGTAAAGCAAGAGATTTAGCTAACTTGATGTCAACTGGCAATGAGTTGGCAGATGGAGATATTAGTGTTGCTGAAATAAATGACTTAACAGCTACGGCTGCTGAGTTAAATATTATGGATGGTGTTACTGCTACTGCAGCAGAGCTAAACTTTGTTGACGGTGTTACATCTAATGTCCAGACACAGGTAGATACTAAGCAACCTTATGCCACAATTACAGTTACTGTAGTGGACTCTGGCGGCAATAAGTATGCTCTTGATGGCACTGTACAGCAACTTGCTTTACTTACTCCTTCAACAACATATCGCTTTGATCAGTCAGATAGTTCTAACTCAGGACATCCATTACTATTTAGTACAACTTCAAATGGTACACATGGTGGTGGTAGTGCATTTACTACGGGTGTTACTACTGTAGGTACAGCAGGTAGTGCAGGAGCTTATACACAAATTAAACTTGAGCAAGACACGCCAAGTACTTTGTATTACTATTGTTCGGTACACTCAGGTATGGGCGGTGAAGTAAATAAAACTATATCTAAACTATCAGACTTAGGTATTACCTCTACTTCTACTGAGTTAAACAT